GTCGATCAAGGCCGGTGGGTCGATCAAGGCCGGTGGGTCGATCGAGGCCGGTGAGTGGTTGCTTTCGCTAATGTTCGAGGTCCAATGCGAATCGCTCGCCACAGGGCTGCTTCCGTTCTGGCGCGCCTTCTGGGCGGCGATGCCGCCGCTAATGCGTTGGCGAGATTCGATCCTTGACGAGGACAATTGCTGGGAGGCGTTGCGGGACCTGGTCAGTGAAGAGGAAGCCAGGCAGATCGTTATCTGGGACGGCTGGCATCCGCTGCTGCGGGCGGAACTGGAGATGTTCTTCAGATTGCGGGAATCCGTGCCGGGGGAGGAGCTGGCGGTTTTGGCAGGGGAAGACCACCGATGACAGGATGGCCCCACGGACCCACGTGGACCAGTAAGTCAGGATGCTTATGGACTGGCAACAGGCGGCCGGTGAAATCTTGCGGCGACTGGACTTCAAGACGGAGTACCAGTCGCTTGGCGTACGGGTCGCGGCCGAGACGCCCTCTTCGTCCGGATGGATCCGCTGCTATTGCCACACCGGCGGCAATGGGGCGGAGGAGAAAAACCCCTCGGCCGGGATCAACACGGCGGGCCAGCCGCCGCAATTGGGCCGCTACAAGGAATTCACCGGCGAAGGTCGCAACCTGAGCTTTTTTGAGTTCGCCGCGGAGACAGGCCGTTTCGCGACCTGGCGCGAGGCACGCAAACACTACGCCAAACAGGTCGGCGTGAAGTTGCCGCGAGGCGAGGAGCCACCCACACCGGCCGACCGGCTGGTCTTCCGTGCCGGGCGAGAGCACCAGATCGCCGCCTGGTGCCGGACCAAGCTGCCCATCACACCGGAGGCGGCCGTTGCCGCGGGGATGCGAGTGGCCGGGTGGCCTGCGACCGACCAGCGGCACACCGTAGTGGCCCTGCCGATCTACGGGCCGAATCTCATCGACGATGAGCCGACCGGCTGGGTGATCTGGAACAAGACCGGCCGCGCGCTGCCTCTGTACCAAGGCAAGGACCGCGAGCCGCGGCCGATGAAGATGCTCACCGTGACCGGCTCCAAGGGCGGCTGGATGGGTCGCTGGAGCCTAAGCCACCTGGCCGAAGCGGAGTTGGTCTGGAAGGTCGAGGGACCCGGCGACATGCTGGCGTTGGTCTCGGTCATCCCCAAAGATCTCCAGCGGCAGCACGTGGTGATCGCCAATTCCGGCGGATCGCAGGAGAAGCTGACCGAGGAGTTTTGGGACCACCTGGCCAGCAAGACCGTGTACGTGGTTCACGACTGCGACGTCGACGGCCAGGCCGGCGGGCAACAGCAGGCCCAGCTTGCCGCGGCCGCCGGAGCCGTGGTGCGGCACGTGACGCTGCCATACGAGATCACCAAAAAGCACGGCAAGGACCTGCGAGACTGGCTGGCCGAGGGGCACGGCTACAAAGAGCTGCTCCGGATGGCCGAGGCCGCACCGGCGGTCGAGCCGCCGCCGGAAGAAGAATCGCCAACCGAAGCCGCCTCGCCGGTGGAACAGGACCTGGCCGTCTGCGAGGCGATCGGGCTGGACGTATTGGGCGAGCGACCCGGGCGGGAGATCGTTGTCTATGCACAGGGCAAGACGGACACGATCGCCAAGATTTCGCGGTTCACCTACGACGACCTGTTACAGGTTGCCGGGCCGGTGGTCCGCCAACGGGTCCACCAATCGGCCGAGGCGACCGTGCCTGGGCAGTACCGCTTCAGCCGCGTGCGAGAGGCAATCGCCGTACTGGCCGGCCAGCAGCGATTGCGGGATCAGACGGCCCGTGGGGCCGGCGTATGGCCCTGCCCGGGCGGACTGGTGCTGGTCGGCTGCCGGGAAGCGGCGATCTGGAACCTCTCTCAAGAGAGCCTCGAGCGCGTCCAGCGGCCCAAGGCGGCCGGTGTATTGTTGGACCTGGACAGCAGCGAGCCGTGGTTCGACTTCCAGCGGCTCCAGGACGACCTGAAGCGGGCGTCCGATCCGCAATGGCGACAGGACGTACTGAACGAACTGGACGACCTGACGCGGCTGTGGCGGTGGGAGGCGGACTTGCGCGGGCCCACGGCCACGCTGCTGGCCGGGCTGGTGCTGGCCACCTGGGTGCAGACGACGTGGAAGTGGCGCCCGCACGTGGCATTGACCGGCGAGTCGGCCTCGGGCAAGAGCACGTTCCTGGAATCGCTGGACGCCCTGTTTGGGCCGCTGGGTCTGTTGACGGGCAAAACGAGCGAGGCGGGGCTCCGACAACGGGTGCGGAACCGGGCTTGTGCGATCTTGCTCGATGAGTTTGAATCGGATCGGCATCGCAACCACATCCTGGAGCTTTTGCGTACCAGCGGGACTGGTGGCCGGATCCTGCGGGGAACCGTCAATCAGGGGGGCATCGAGTTCGGCCTCCGGCACATCGCCTGGGTCGGAGCCATCGAGGTGGGCATGGAACGCCAACCGGACGCCAACCGTTACCTGACCTTCGAGATGCTGCTCCCATTGGCCGAGCAGCAGCAAGGCTTCCGGGCACCCGCCAGCGACGACCTGGCCGACCTGGGCCAACGCACGCTGGCCTTGGCCGTGCGGTGCAGCCGGGTAGCGCTCGAGTTGGCGGCTGGGCTCCGGGGCACCGCTATCGAGGGACTGGACGGGCGGACCGTGGAGTCGCTGGCAGTCCCCTCGGCCATGCTGGCGGCTGTGTTGGGCCTCGGGGAAAACGTGGGGGCCGCCCGGGAGGTGCTCACCTCCTGTGCGGCCTGCATCGCCCGGCATGCACGGCCCGAGCCGGACCAAGTGGAGCTGATGCAGGCGATCCTGTCCTCCCACGTCGTACTCGACAAGGGAGAACGCACGACCGTGGCCCAAATCCTCTCCAGCTACACCGGCTTCAGAGACGCCCCAGAGCCCTTGGAACGCGTTGGCCTGGCCGTGGTGAGCGACTCGAACGCTCCACGCGGCTTCTCTGGAGCCCGCACGGGCCTTTTCCTGGACACCAGGGTGATCCGTCGCCACCTCCTCTCAGACACCCGTTGGGCCGACCAGTCGATCGACACGATTCTCTTACGCCTGGCTGGGGCTGAGCGGGCGAGAAGGCGAATTGGAAGCCGGAATTGCCGAGGTATTCTCCTGGAGTGGCCTGCCTTCGAGGAACGCTTCCTGGGCGACGACGAAGACGCTCTGGACACTTCCACCGCGTCGTCCTTCTGACGGCCGTCCGCCTTCCCATCACACGTTCTGTGGCGTTTTCTCGCCGGGCTTGGCCGGAACACCCGGAACACTCCCGGAACACTCTCTATCTACCTATCTCCTTTGAAAGTAATGTGTTGTATAGAGTGTTCCAAGTGTTCCAGGTGTTCCGCAGGAATAAGACATAAAGGAGATTTTTGCGGGAAGACCAGATGGCCATCACCATTTGACACTGTGTTACTTACTGCTGTCGAAACTGTGGAACACTGGAACACTCTTGCCTAAAGCCTTTTACCCTATTGGGTTAAGGTGTTCCAGACGGGACAGAGATTGGGTAGAGTGTTCCACTTCGGGCTGGAACACCTCCCCCATCCGGCAAAACTCAGCACCTGTGGGCAAGGTTGCAGGCCGGTGGAAGTCATCCTGGAAGTGATCCTGGAAGCCATTCTGGAAACGATCGCTGCATCACTCTGCACCACTCTGCATCACCTTCCACCGCCGGAGGCCCGGAGACCCGGAGACCAAGAAAAACGCTTGACGGATCGCCGTAGACACGGATAGACTTATCAGTACGGGGAAAGCGGCCTGGCGAGTTTTGCCATGCCCGTTTCCCGTTTCTTGCCAGCGGCCCTGCCGGCAGTCGCGCCCTCTTTCGCCCTCTATGGCGTAGTGCCCTGCGCGACCGCCTCCTGCAACCGCATGGGCGTGCAACATCGCCATGTGCACGGCCGGCCTCCTGGCGTTCCCCCCCTCGTCGAGGAGGCCCGGCCGTGACCCACAGGAACAATTCATCGCCGCCCCGTCTGTCCGCCTGGCACATCGGCCCGCTGCGACTGGAGACGCTCTGTGAGAGCCAGCAGGGGCGGCTGGAGTATCGCCTCCTGCAACCGCTCCGGGTGCGGGCGATGCTGGTGCGTGGCTCGCCGGTTTCCGGGGTCCGCATCACCGTGCCGGCCGGGTTTGTGACCGACCTGGCGAGCGTGCCCAGGCCGTTTTGGCGGTTCTTCCCGCCCGCGGGGGATTACGCGGCAGCGGCCGTGGTCCACGATTGGTTCTACCGGACCGCGGGCAGCGGCGTCAGCCGCTTCTTGGCTGACGCGATTTTCCGTGACCTGATGGCGGCTTCGGGCGTGCCGTGCTGGAAGCGGTGGGCCATGTGGGCGGCCGTGCGGATCCGGTCCTGGAGGTACTGGCGACCATGACTCGAATCGTTCGGATCATTTTGATGGTGCTGTGCGCGTGGACGACAGTCGGCGAGGCTCCGGCCCAGGTCGACACGGGCGGCTGGCGGGCGTCGCGGGCGCCGGGCGAGCGCATGGTCCGGTGCTACAGCAGCTCATGCCACGCATGCGAATCGCACCAGGCCGTTTGCCGTATTGTCAATCCCGAGGGCAACGGGGTGAAGAGCTGCGGTACCGGGACGCTCATCGACACGGACCTGGTGCTCACCTGCTGGCACCTGTTTGCCGATGACGGCGGGCAGGGGCCGGTAACGTGCCGGTTTCATGACGGCCAGACGTTGATCGGGCAAGTAATCCGCCTGGACAACGTCGACGACCTGGGGCTCATTCGCCTCGATCGACCGCCGTCGATTCCGCCGGTGCGATTGGCCTCGACCGATGCGATGAGCGGGACACTGACGGCCTGTGGCTATGGGCAGAACAACCGGTACAAGTGCAGCAACGGGCGATTGGTGGGTTTTGGGGTGATGGGCGCGGCTCAGAACAGCGACGGCGCGCTGGACGGAGCGCCGACCATGCGGATCACGGCCGACACCGAGAGCGGTGATTCGGGCGGACCGGTGTTCAACGCCTCGGGCGAGTTGGCCGGCGTGATCTGGGGAGAGGGGGCCGCCGTGCCGATCCAGAGCATCCGGCGGTTCCTTGGGCAATATTGCCCGGGTGGAGGATGCGTGGGAGGGTATTGTCCGGTGCAGCCGCAGCCGTGCCGGCCAATGGTTCCCGTGCGACCGCAGCCGACCCAACCGCTTCCCGGGCCGGGGATCGAGCCGGAACGACCGGTCGTCGGCAACAGGGACTTTGAAGGAATCGAGCGACGCATCGAGCAATTGCACGACGCCTGGCGCGAGAGCACGGACCAATGGGGCGAGTACCGTGCATCCGTGGAACGGCGGCTGGTCGAGATCGAGAAGCGAGACCTGCAGGGGCCAGCAGGGCCGCCGGGACCACCGGGGCCAGCAGGGCCGTCGGGGACGGGCAAGCAAGGCCCGCAGGGTGAGCAAGGGCCAAAGGGCGATGGCTACGTGCTGACGGACGCGGACAAGGCGGAGATCGCGGCGCTGGTGCTGCAGCGGCTTGAGTCGCTCTCGCCGGACGAGGCCGCCGTGCTTGCCAGGCGGATCCAGCCACACCTGGATCCGATCTACTTCCGGCATCGCGACGGGCCGACCGGGACGATTTATCGGCCGGACGAGCCGGTCCGGCTTGGAGAAGGATACGAATTTCGACGTTGGCCAATGGGCTCGCTTGGCGCGAGCTCGAAACCATAGGAGGAGCGCATGGTTCCTCTGGACTACGTAGCGCCCGGTGACGGGCAGGGAGAAGATGACGTGGCTGATACCGTAACGGTTCCGTCCAACCTGGACCAGCAGAACATCGCTCGGATCGCCTCGGCTGGTGCCAGCGCTCACGAGCACTTTGTCCAGTTCGGCAAGATCCTTGACCTGGCTTACGAGGCCGACCGCAAGATGGTCAGCCTGGTCGAGTCGCTCGGCGTGCGTGAGAGCACGAGCAAGAGCGGCCAGGTTGGCATCCCGCTGGCCGGCGGGCCGAGCGCCTGATCGTGGGCGACGAAGTCGAATCGCTGAAGGCGGAGATGGCAAGTCTCCGCCAGCAGGTGGAAGCCTATCGCCAGCGTGAGTTGTCCGATTTGAAGGAGCAGCTCGCGCGGGCGAAGGCTGACGCCTCGCATTATCGCTCGGAGGCGGAAAGGAACGCCTCGATCGGTCGTCAAATCCACCTGGAGGCCCAGCAAGAGATCCAACGCCTCCGTGACAAGCTGAACACAAAAGAAGCGGTTCCCAATGCCCGACCCGTCCAGCCTGCTCAGCAACGGGGCTGACGCACACGAGCGGTTCGTGCGCGAGGCCGGCGAAATCAGCCGTGCCCATGCGGACGGCGGGCTCGACGCATGGCTACAGGAGAAGCTACGCCGTGAGCGACTCGCAGCAGGATTCCCGGACGGCGACGGCGGGGCCGACGCCACCGAATGACTCGGCGTTGAACCAGGCCGTCGACTGGTGCGCGAAGCACTGGGCCCGTGTCCGACTCGGTCACGAGGGCGTGATGCTGGACGAGGTCCAGCGGAACATGCGGCGGCGCGAGGCGATCGCCTACGCAGCGGCACAGGGCGACACTTCGCAGCTCAAGGGGTGGCCCGATCAGGACGAGGGTGACGACATGGGCGTCAACATCGGAGACAACACGACGCACAATCACTATTACCCACAGGCACAGCCGGCCGGCGATCAGGGCCTGTCGCTTGGCGGTGTGGCAAGGGCCGTCGCCCCCTGGTTGATCGCGGCCGCAATTGGCCTGCCTGGTGGGTACGGGCTGGCCAAGTGGTTCGAGCCGGCGCCCGTTACAACCCCTCAGCCGGCGGCCGGTTACGAGTACGACGGCCGGGCCTACGTGCCGGCAGAACCGGACGAACCCCTGGAGGAGCCTGTCCCGTGAGCCAAGACGAAGCACTGTTGCAGGCACTGGCCGTCCGGATCGAGGAGCTGAAGGAAGCGGTTACCAGCCTGGAGACCAGGCTGGAGGAACGGTGCCCCAATCACGCCAGGCGGATCGAGCGGATCGAGATGCTGCTGGACGGGCCGCCCACCAACGGCAACCATCCGGGACTGGTGTCGCGGATGCGGAGCATCGAGGACGCCATCCGCCGCATGGATCGCACACGGGCCTGGGCGTTCGGCGTGGCCGGCACGGCGGTCGGCGGGCTCGTCGTGGCCATCGCGGAGAAGCTGTTATGAACCAACCCGGCGGCTTGCGCCCGGAGGAGTGGCAGGTGGTCGAACGGCTGGCCGAGTGCCATCACCTGCTCTCGGAGATCGACGGACTGAACTTCGAGCGGTTCGATGCGGGGATTCAGTCGTTGCAGGAGATGGTCTTCGCGCTGCCGGCCAAGCGGGCCTTGGCGACCGCGGAATAGGCAATGGGGACCCGCAAACGGCAGACACAGACGGCCATCGCCAGGCGGCGGCACGACGTGGCCGAGCGATACTGCCGCGGCGAGACGATCTACACGATTGCCGAGGCGGTAGGCGTTCACCCGAGTACCGTCTCTCGCGACCTTGGCACGATCCATCAGGAGTGGGTACAGTCGGCCGTCCGGGACTTTGACCGGGCCCGGGCAATCGAGTTATCGAAGATCGACTACCTGGAACGGAGGTACTGGGAGGCCTGGGAGCGATCGCGCCAGGACGCCGAGACGCGGACCACCGAGCAAAGCGGCGACGACGTCAAGCGGCGGCGGCAGCGGACCGGCCAGTCGGGCAACCCGGCCTTCCTGGCCGGCGTGCAGTGGTGCATCAATAAGCGGTGCGAGCTATTGGGTCTCGACCCGCCGAAGCGGTCGGAGCTGAGCGTGGAGGCCAAGCCGGGACAAAGGGCCGAGCAGTACCATGACGACAACCTCTTGCGATTCCTTCCCGATCCGACTCACCAGGCCGAAAACGATCAACACGGCGGCTGATGCGGCGACGGAGTTGCTGCTACGGAGGCGGGGCAGGCGGAACCTGCTTGACTTCACCACGTTCACCAAGCCGGACTACCGGGTTCACGATCACCACCGCCTTTTGGCCGAGCACCTGGACCGGCTTTTGGCCGGCCAGGTCACCCGTTTAATGGTCCTGATGCCACCCCAGCACGGCAAGAGCGAGCTGGTCAGCCGCCGGCTGCCGGCCTTCGCGTTCGGCCGTAACCCGAACGAACGCATCATCGCCTGTTCGCACACCTACGATCTGGCTTCGGATATGAACGCCGACGTCCAGCGGATCATGGACAGCGATTCGTACCGCGTGCTGTTTCCGCAGACGAGATTACCGCGGCCGGGAGAACGGGAGTCGGGCGAAAGGCCGGAGAAGCGGACTAGCGGGGTCTTCCGCATTACCGGACACGAAGGACGGTACCGCAGTGCGGGCGTGGGTGGCGGCATCACCGGCATGCCGTGCTCGCTGGGGATCATCGACGATCCGATCAAGAGCCGCGAACAGGCCGACTCGCCGACCTACCGCGAGAAGGTCTGGCGGTGGTATACCAACGACTTCTACCCGCGACTTGGCAAAGATGCTCGCGTGCTGTTGACGCACACCCGCTGGCACCGGGACGATTTGGCCGGGCGATTGCTGGCCAGGCAGAAGGACCGCGGGGCCGACCAGTGGACCGTGCTGGAGCTGCCGGCGATCGCCGGGGAAGAGCCAAAGCACGCGGACGATCGCCGTAAGCCGGGTGAAGCACTTTGGCCGGACTTCAAGTCGGCCGCGGACCTGGAGATCATTCGCCGGCAGGATCCGCGGGCCTTTTCCGCGCTCTACCAGCAGGACCCGTCCACGGCCGGCGGCAGCGAGTGGCCGACCAGCTATTTTGGCGATTGGATCTGGTGCTCCCCGGAAAAGTGGCCGGAGAAGTTCGACCTGCGGGTGATCGCCGTGGATCCGAGCAAAGGCGGCAAGGACCGCTCGCACGATTACTCGGCCATCGTCTTCATGGGCGTCTCGCAGGGCCTGGTCTACGTGGACGCCGACCTGGACCGGCGACCGCCGCACGAGATCGTGCGGGCGACGATCCGCATGTGCGACCGCTACAAGCCGGACATGCTGGGGTTCGAGGCCAATCAGTTCCAGGAGCTGTTGGTCCACGAGTTCGAGCGGGTCTGCCAGCAGCGGATGACGCTGCGGTGGCCGGTCTACAAGCTGGTGAACAAGGTAAACAAGGACGTGCGGATCCGGCGACTGGGGCCGTACCTGGTCAACCGGGAGCTCCGGTTCAAGGCGGACTCTCCCGGTTGCCGACTTCTGGTCGACCAGTTGATCGACTTCCCGCACGCGGATCATGACGACGGACCGGACGCCCTGGAAATGGCCATCCGGCTGCCGATGGAGATTGGAGACTCGCCGTGACGACGACCACCACGATCCCACAAGCCAAAAACGCCGCCTTGTCGCTGCGCCTGCTGGAGCACCAGAACCGCTACCTGGAATCGACGCTCGATCTCTGGGACCGGCTGGTCGACTTCGACGACGAGATGCTCGACAACGGCCACCGCGTGTGGAGCAAGATCCACCTGGGCACGCTCGATCCCGGGGCCGCGGCCTTGGCGTACCGCAGCGAGACGGAACTGGACGAAATCCGCGCCCAGTGCCGCTGTCTGGCCCTGGAAAACGAGTTCGCCATCAATGGGCATGAGAACCGCATCAGCTACGTGGTCGGCGAGGGGCACGTCTACAAGGTCTCGCCAAAGGCCAATCGGAACGTGGATCCGGACGTGCTGGAGGACGCCAAGGCCGTGATCGACGAGTTCGTGGAAAGCAACCGCTGGCACGCCAGGCAGCAAGAGACGCGCCATCGCCTGGACCGCGACGGCGAGTGTTTTTACAGGCTGTTCGTTGATCCTGAAAGCGGCCTCTTGCGAGTTCGCTTTGTCGAGCCGGAGCAAGTCCGCACGCCAACCCGCCTGGCCGGCGACAAAAACGTCCGCTACGGCATTCGGCATAAGCCGAAGGACGTGGAGACGGTGCTGGCCTATTACGTGGGCAATGAAGAGGTGGCCGCGGCCGACGTGCAGCACCGCAAAGCGAACTGCGACTTCACCGCGCCGCGGGGCGTGCCGACGTTCTTTCCGGTGCGGAAGAACCTGGCCCGGGCCGCCAAGATCCTGCGGAACATGAGCACCGTGGCGGAGATCCAGGCGGCGATCGCCATGGTCCGCGAGCATCTCTCCGGCAGCCAGACGACCGTGCAGCAGTACGTCAGCCAGATGGCCGACGTCCAGGCAAGCGACCAGACCACCGGCCGGACGCGGACCTACCGCGAATACCCGCCGGGGACGATCATCGACCACGGGCCGGGCACCAAGTACACCTTCCCGGCCGCGGGAATTGACATCAGCCGCTACGTCCGGGCGTTGCAGGCCGAGCTGCGGGCTATTGCCAGCCGGTTGTGCATGCCCGAGTTTATGCTCTCCAGCGACGCCTCGAACGCCAACTACAGCTCGACCATGGTGGCCGAAGGACCCGCCGTGAAGATGTTCGAGCGGCTCCAGGCCGGCATGATCTGGGACGACCTGGTCGTCCTGAAGCAGGCCCTCACCGCCGCCGCAGCAGCCGGCCGGTTGCCGGCGGATATCCTCGACCAGGTGGATTTGGACGCGGACGGCCCGATCGTGCGAACCCGCGATCGGCTCAAGGACGTGCAAGCCGACCAGGTCCTCGTCGGTGCCGGCGCGATGAGCGTGCCGACGCTGGCCAGCCGGCACGGCCTGGACTACAGCGTTGAGCAGGGGCAGATCGACGCCCAGCAGGAGCGGGAGACCGGGTACGCCGGCGATCCGGAGGATGAGAAACCGGAGGATGGTGACGGCGAGCCGGAGGACGAGACAGGTTCATGACGGCACCAAGCGTGATCGATCAGCGACTGGCGTCAAAGGCCCTCCAACGGCAGGTGGCCGTCTTGGAGCGGTCCGAGCGATTGGCCAGGTCCACTGGCAAGGCGTACGATCGGTTGCTGGCAGACCTGTTGGCCTTGGCCGCGTCCGAGCCGCGACAGGCCGACCTGGTGCGGCTGGCCGAGGCAGAGATCGCAACGGCTCTGCGACGGGCACGCAACACCATCGAAGACGGCCTGGTCCGCCTGATTCGCTGGGCCCACCAGCAGGCGGCTGGCACGCTCCTAAAGACGATCCCACTGGGCTGGTTCCGCGCGCTGGAGCCGATCCGGCTGGCCGAGCTGCCGGAGGCGGAAGGGCCGGAGCTGGATTTTGACGACCCGTTGGGGCCGATCCGCCGTCGCGAGATGAGCCGCGAAGAGGCGATGGACCTGATCCGCTCATTGCTGTTCGAGCCGCCTTCCGCAGAGGACACCGAGCGGTGGCTCCGGCAGCCGGTCGGCGACGGCAAGACGTGGGACCAGCGCCTGGCGGCCTGGGACCAGCAGGCGCGGGACCGCATGCTGCCACAGTTGGTCGAGAGCATCTCGGCCGGCGAGTCGCTGGTGGATTTGCGCAAGCGACTGGAGCCGATCACCGGCGGCGTGCGGTACAAGGCGCAGCGGATCGCCCGGACCGAGGGCCGGCGCGTGGCTGAAGCAGCACAGATGGCCGCGGACGAGCAGCTCGGCGACATGCTGGCCGGCCGGCAGTGGATGGCCACGCTCGACATGTGGACCCGACCGGACCATGCGGCCAGGCACGGCAAGGTCTACGACCGGCAGCCAGACGGCACGTACCAAGCCCGCGATGGGGAGTTGCTGCCGGACGTGCCGCTAGGCCCGAATTGCCGTTGCATCACATCAGCCGTGCTCACGCCGCCGGAGGAGTTCGCCAACAACCCGGCGCTGCGGGCACGGTTCAAAAACGCCTCCGGCAACCTGATTCCCGATCCGGCGGCCTACATCCGCTGGTTCGACCAGGCCAACGAGGCCCAGCAAAAGACGGCCGTGGGCGTGCGGCGGTACCAGGCGGCGAAGAACAGGTTGGGCTACGAGCCGCAGTGGCAGGACCTGATCGACGAGAAAGGGAACCTGCTGCCGATCGGCAGGATCCAGGCCGAAACCGGAGCCGAGCGGGCCGCGCGACGACAGGCGGTCGACGCCATGCTCCTTGAGAGGGAGGCCCTGTACAA